TTGTTTCTGTACCGTAGAATACTAAGTGACGATCGGGAGTTGATACAACCATGTGTCTTGATGCAGTGGGTGCACCAGTTATAATAGTTGCTCTTGTTGTAGTTGCGTTAGATAAAGAAGAGTCCCAAGAAAAAACAGCACTGTTGTGTATTAGACAAATGGCCTTATCACCAAAATTATCTATAGACCACATCCCAGGTTCAATAACTAAATCACCTGATGCTGCTTCACCCCATGCAACATAGTCAGTTGAATTAGTAACAGTAGCTCCGTTACTGTGAGATGCTGCTGTTGTTCCTGCTACACCTCTAGTGCACCCTGTTAAAATATTACCACTAACTCCCGTATATGAAATTTCTTCAGAACCAATTATAATAAAATTAGTTCCGCTGTCTGGAAATAAAGAAGCATCAGTTAAAGTAATACTAGTTACAGATGAATTAATATCTCCATTTAAAGTTGTTGTAACTGCACCGGCTGCCTCACCACCCCATGATCCTAAACCATAACCAAATCCTTTTGCCTGTACTGCAGGTCCAATATGATAATAATGTTGAACTCTAATACCGCCAGATGTAGTTGCACCAGCTCCTGTTTCATTAGATGGCATTGTGATTGTAAGTGTTGTTGTTGATGGAACTGATGTTACCATAAATTTTTTATCATCAAAATCAGAAGCACCAAAATTAGATCCTGTAATTGTAGTAAAATTATCTAATAAAATTATATCACCTTGTTGTATATTATGTGCTGTTGAAAAAGTTATTGTAACTGTCGGTGATCCGTTGGTTGTGCTAAACGCACTAGTAAGCGTTGTTGTAGATTTAATTGGATGTATGTCGTAAAATACACCTCCTGAGTATGCATATAAAATAGCATTAGTTCCTATAATTGCATACTTTCTTCCTAGACTATTTACAAAATGATGAAGACCTCTAGCGGCTCCTGTTAAATCATCTGTTCCTAATTGCTTCCAACCACCTATTTTTTCAGGTGTACCATATCTAAATCTAACATTATCACAGTCTACCCATTGTCCTTCGGCTGTAGTTTCTGAGATTTGTTTGTTTATACCCGGCTGAAATCCTATTTTTTGCAACATATCTTACCTATATCACACATTCTTTGCTTAATAAATAGATAGTTACTTATTGTTTTTTCATTACAATATCTTCACTTTCTTTAGTTTCAAGATTTTGTATTTCTTTATTAAAGTTAGTATTCCAATCTGCAACAATCTTAACCAGATTATTTCCAAAATGTCTTAAAAAAGTATCAGATAAATGTACTTTTTTGTTTTTGTTTATTACCTTTAGCTCTTCGTCTTCAAAAACTAAATCACAACTTCCGTCTTTATATTGTCTAAATTCCATAATTTAATTCCTTGTTCGTTTTATAGTTCCGTATATTGATCTTTTATCTCCTTCCCATTCTGTATATTTTCCATTCTTATCTACATAATGCATAAATAATTGAGATTGCCAATCCCCTTTAAATTCTTCTCTTCCATGTTTTACCTCACATCCTAAATAAACTACAGCTTCTCCTGGTTTTAAATTTACTTTATCACCGTTCATAAATATGGGCCACTCAGTGCCATCAGATCCTAACATTACTGTAACACTTATTTCACAAGCAGATCGGTCCTTATGTTTTTTTAAATCAGCTAAGTAAGTATACATTCTCCAAAAAGCATATGTAGGCAATAATTCTAAACCTGTTTCTTTTTCAATTATATTTTGTTTACTTAACATTACAGCTTCCATAATAGCATCTCCATAATACATGGTGTCTAAATTATTAGACAAACCAAAAGGTGTATCAAAACTATCTGAATTACCTCTGTGTTTCATTATTGAATAAATTGTTAATAACTCTGATTCTTTTTTAGTTAAAAAATTTTCAATTTTTTTATATTTAAAATCTCTTATAGTGCCCATGATACTAATGAATACCTTACTCCTTCTATTACAGGTTTAACTTCGTGTGGATATAAAAAAGTGCTTGGCCAAACGATAATACGATTTGATTTTGTTAAAATTATATTTTCATTTGAACCATCCGGATCTTTAAAACAAAGTTCTCCACCTTTATAATCATTATTTAATAAAACAATAGCACTTAATGTTCTAGGAAATTTTAAACAATGATCCCAATGAGTTTTATAGAATCCACCTTTTTCATATTTTAAAGCTGTGATTTCTACTATTTTATCGTAATAATTAAATGACGTTTTTGAAAATGTTTTAGAGTAATCTGTAAAACATCTGTTTAATATGTAAGTCCAAAGATTAGCCCAATGCACGTTAGTTAAACTTGGAGACATAGGAGTTAAATTAAGATTCCAAGTTCTTCTAACATCAAAATCTTCTCCTTCAATAATTTTAGCTTTTAAAAATTCTTCATTAGAATCTAAATATTTTATAAAGTTACATATAGATTCAACTGGTAAAACATTGTCATACGTTCTTATATAATCTTTTATTTCCATGATTTTTTTTTCCAAAATTTATTTTTATACACATTAAAAAAATTTAATCTAAAGAATGATTTTCTAGGAACTAAATCATTAGTTTTAGTTTTTTCAATTTTCATTTTCCAACTATCTCTTTTAAAAGGAATGATTTGAACACAAGGAGTGCCTTTCTTTATAATAGTTTCTAATGAAGAATACTTGTCTCCATTAATTACAAACGGAAAATTAACTTCTTGATTAAAAGTGTCTGTATCAACTATTCCAGGTATAATAGAAAATCTATCGTCTGCATTATTCATAGGAGGTAAAAACAAACAAGAATAACCTAGTGGTGTTTTTATGTGCCATGGATTTAATATTTTATAAAAAGGTAAATTTTTATTTTTTTCTACAAAAGGAGATCCTTCTAGCTGCCCTGTTGCATGTATGTCTTTTGTCATATCAGAACTTAAATTAATACCTCTAGAATGTAAATAACCTGAATCTATTTGTCCAGTATGTACAAAACTATCTTTTTGTTTTGTTTCTGGATTTTCTATATTATGTTTAATAGAAATATCTTGTGGAATTCTTAATAAATATCCAGAAGTTAAAGTATCAAGGAAAGGCATACATCCTTTAATTGTTCTAAAATTTGGAGAATGTTTTAATTTTTTAAACCACTCCGGTACATTAGTTTTTATTGGAGTAGGATAATCTTCTTTTAAATTAACGTAATCTTCGTGAGAAGAAAAAGTAATTATTTTTTCTAACATATATATATCTTTATTTAACAAAGATATTTATAACTTTTTTTGAAAAGAAATCTACAATAATTGTAGAGAGCTATATACTGTTTGACCTTGACCTTGTGCGTAAGTTTCAAGAGTTGAATCTAAAGCTGTACCATCAGACCAAATTGCAGTGTCATCGTTAACTGTAGCACTCTCACTTGGATCAGTTACTATATCAGTTGCTTTTAGATTTTTAAGGTAATTTAAATATGTCGTAACACCTGAAGCCATAGGTTTTGAAGAATTACTTTCTAACCATTTTTCTATGTCATTTATTCTACGATTTATTTCTGTTTGCAAATCAACAGCAAAATCATATCTTACACTCATGTCTTCATAAGTTACACTATCTCCAGTTTTACTTATTACAGTTTTAGTTCCTAATTTTACAGCTTCAAAATCAGAATCACTTACAGTAACTGTATCATAGAAACCATCATCCCAATTTTTATTAGCATCATAATTAGTTTGATTATCAGCTATTTTATATAAAGATCCTTCTTGACCATCGGAATTTTTATGAAAAATAAATATTCCCATAATTAAGCTCCACTGTTTTCAAAGATAAGTGCTAATCCAGCTGTTCCTGCGTTTCCAGGGTTTTGAGGTCCATTAGAAGGAGCACCGTCTCCTCCATTTCCTCCATCACCATAATTTGAACCTTGTATTAAAGTTTTAACATTCCAAGTTGTAGTTGCTCCTGGAGCAGATCCTGCACTTCCTGTAGACCCAGTACTTCCGTCAGAGCCGCCCCCGCCGCCTCCGCCGCCATTTACTGTCCCAATATTTGCTATAGTTGTATTACCACCAGTACCACCAGCGTTTCCAGGTTGATATTGATTTCCACCAGGTCCTGCGTTTCCACCGGCACCTACTGAATAAGGTTGTGAGAATGGAGCAGTTACAGGTGATCCATAAAAGCCAAATCCACCAGCTCCACCAGGTCCTCCTGCTCTTTGATCGTCATTTCTTCTAGCACCGCCGCCTCCGCCGCCACCACCAGCGTATAGGTATGCCCCTATAAAACTTGCGTTAGAAGTAAGTGTTCCTGAAGCAGGTCCAGCTGCAAAAACATTTGGTACAAAACCGCCGCCACCTGCTGATCCTGAAGCAGCCGATATGACTCTTCCAGATGAATCAATAGTTACAGTTGACGATGTAAATTCAGTTCTTGCTACTGGTTTAATTATTCTTGGCATTTATTCCTCCTAGTCTAACATTTCTACATAAGAAACATGAAATGCTAAATCACTAGCAGCGCCAGCAGTTATAGCTATTAAATCTGTTTCGTCTAAGTAGATAGGTCTTGAAATTAAATCTAAAGTTGAATCTGCAGGTACAGATATTGTACTTGCAATTTTATAATAAGTTGATCCATTGTCATTACTAATTTCTACTGTTGCGTCAGCAGCATTAGTTCCATCAATGTTTGAGATTAAGATTGTATCTATTCTAACTGCAGTTTCTGCAGGAACATCAATCATAGTAGTTCTGTTAGTATCACCTAAAGTACCCATAGCGTTTTTGGGTGTGATCGTTGCTATATTTACAAGATTCGGTGTTGCCATTTTTTATTCTCCTTATGTATTAATATCCGAAAACCATGGAGAAGACAAGTCCTTTTCCATCCGTAGTTACAGTTTGTGTTGAGCTTGATGTTGCGTTAGTTACTTTTGTTCTACCTGTTCCGTTTGGAGCCACTGTTATATCTCCATTTGCGGCATCTGTAATAGTAACAGTTCCAGAGTCTGTTCCACTATTTGTGCTTAAAACTAAATCTGTTGCACCGCCTGTTGTTACAGTTAGTGTTCCAGCTCCATTTGATGTTAAAACAGCTGCTGCGCCAGCATCACCAACTTTTACTGTATCGGCTGCAAGAACAACATCTCCAGTTCCATTTGGAACAATATCAATATCTGCATTTGAAGTAGACACAATATCGTTTCCATTAACATCTAAATCGCCACCTAATTGTGGTGAAGTATCTGCAGCTACACTCGCTATACCAGTTCCAATTGCTAGTGTATCTATATCAGGATTAGTTCCATCGTTTGCTGTTGCAAAAACAATTTGATCACCTTTGTCTGTTGCTGAAAAAGTAAATGAATCTCCTGAACCAGAAGCATATTTAAATTGTACAGTATAAGATCCTGAAGTTGAATTTCTTAAAAAATAAAAAGTTTGAACATCAATTGGAATAGTTACGATTTGATTTCCAGTAATAGTTCCTGTAAATTCAATCATTCTGTGCGCAAGTTCCGCACCAGTTGCTCCATCACTAACAGACAGTGCTGTTGTTTGTGCTCCTCCTGCTATGCTTTTTGCTATGTAACCACCAGAAATTTGTTCTACTAACGATAAATTAGTATTAGTTTTTGTTCCCCATGTACCGGCATTTTCACCAGTTGCTTGAAGTTCTACCCCTAAAGGTGTGTATGT